TGGGACAGTTACCAGCACCTCAGTGAGGGACGCGTCGTGCGGGGGTTCTGGGTGGAGGTCCGCCTCATAGTGTTCGGAGACGATCATGTGATGGCCTGCTGCCCGGAGATCCGTGAGTGGTACAACCCGAGAACCATCGGGGAGTACCTCAGGACGAGGGGGGTCGTCCTTACTGACGCCGACAAGAACGCGCCGGTGGACTACCGGCCGTTGGCGAGCGCCACGTTCCTTAAGCGGGGGTTCCGCTGGGACGAGGAGATGGGGATTCTGTGCGCGCCGCTCGCCCTCGACTCGATCGTCAAGTCGCTCACCTACTGCAGCAAGGAGCTGGAGGATCCGGACATGCGCCACTCCATGACCCTCCTCAACGCGGAGGCCGAACTCTGGGCGCACGGGCGAGGTGTGTACGCAGAGTGGCTCCCGCGGCTCGAGAGCGCCATGGGGGAGCTGCCCCCAAGCGCTCGTCGAGCGTTCCGTGGTTTCGACCACTTCCTCGGCCTCTGGCGCACTCGTAGTCTCACGACGTGGGACTCGGGTGGCCAGGGCCCAGCCTGGTAGGCGCCAGGCGGCTGGAGAGCCGTATAATACTCCGTGGTGGACACCACCAGCCCGGGACGTTACTCGGGGGCCGGCTGGGGCCTCACCCATCCAAACTGCCGTTGGCCACGGCATAGTCGCTAAAAGGCTACTCGCAAGAGCAAAGAGGTTCTGCAAGACCGGTCGCCCACCGGTTGCCTCGCTCCCAAGAGTAATGGGCATCGCTCGCTGGACGGCTTGAGTGGGCCTATCCAGCAATGAGTACGAACACTTACTGACCAACTTCAGACTCCTTCTACGGCGATTCCGATCGCTACTACAATGGGCGCGAGCACTACTGTCTCCGCCCCCACCGCCGGCTCTCTACCGGCCGGATCAACGGGTGGGACGGAGTCGTCCCTTCCTGTGGTCCACATCTCTTCCGCGCCGCCTACGGGCGTGGCTGATGTGGGCTCTGTCTCCGATGTCGACTGGTACTCCAAGCCGATCGTCATCAACTCCACCACTTGGGCTTCGGGTGGAGTTGGGCCTGTCTCGTACAGCCCAGTCTACTCGTACCTTACGAACGCTATGGTGCAGCGTCGATTGTACGGGTACTCGAGACTGCGTGCCAAGTTTGTGGTGACTCTTGAGTTTCACCCAACGCAGTTTCACTTTGGGGCGCTCATCTACTCGTGGCACCCCAACAACAACACGTCCGCCGTCAGCTTTGGGGCGACGCGAGCGGCTTCGGTCAACGCGCCGCATGTGTTCCTCGACTGCGCCAACCCCAGCATCGTGGAGTTCGAGCTTCCCTGGTTCTACCCCCACCAGACCATTGACATCATCTCGTCCACCCAGCTCAACACATACGACAACATCCTCATGATGTTTGAGTACGCCGCCCTCGGGTACGCCAACGGGTCTACGATCCCGTCCATCCAGGTGACCATGAAGGTCCACATGAGGGATGTCGAGCTCACCGTGCCCTCCCTCGTGGGGCCCTTCACCCAGTCAGGGCGCCTCGGGGAGTTCAACCTTGATCGCCCCTCCCGTTTGGCGCAGGTGGTCGCCGTGGGGGCGCGAGCCATGTCCAACTTGGTCCCCTCCATCGCGCCCTTCGCGCGCGCCTCCGAGATGCTGGCCGCGGGTCTCCAGGCTCTGGGCTTCTCTACCCCTCACTACGCGAGGGCTAGGGATCGCATGGTCCCGGTGCTCTGGGGCGCCCGCTCCCAGGTTGACCTGCCCTCCTCGGCTGAGAAGCTCTCGCTCTACTCCACTCAGGAAATGAGCGTGGGGGCGGGTCCGGTCGGGAACGGCAACTCGGACCCCATGGACCTCAAGGTCTTCACCGGTGTGGAGTCCTTCCTCTGTTCTTTCACCTGGGCTCAGTCGGCGGTCTCCACCAACATCCTTTACTGCATCCCTGTGGGGCCTGCGTTCTGTACGGAGCTTGCCGGCTCACCCAACGTGTGGTACCCCACAGCCGTGGGCTACGCCTCCATGGCCTTCGAGTACTGGCGCGGGTCGTTGATCTACAGGTTCAAGGTCTTCTGTTCGCGTGCCCATCGGGGCCGGCTTCGCTTTGTGTACGAGCCGAGCAACTCATCCCTGTCTACTGACCCCTACGGCTTCTCTAACCACTGCGTCCTGGACCTAGACGCGGACAAGGAGCTGGAGCTCGAGATAGGATTCAACTCCTCGCAAGGCTGGCTCCTCACCAACACGGGCGCCAGCACGGCTTGCACGACGCTGACTGGTAGCATCATCCCCGGTGCCACCACCATGGCCAACGGGAACTTGTGGGTGATTGTGGAGTCCCAACTCATCTCCTCGTCCACCACCAACGCCGACGTGGTTGTCGGCGTTCACGTGAGTGCGGGGCCTGACTTTGAGCTCGCGGTCCCTACCCTCGCCCAGATCGGCTACTGGACGAGCCACGCCGACCAGTCGGGCCACTGTGTCGAGCTCTTTGAGAGGCCCAACACTCGCTGCGTGCTGGTCTTGGACACTACCGTCTCTCCCGCTCTCGTGCTCTCTCACCAGCACCTCGTGTGGCGCGCGGGCATGATCCTCGTGACCTTGGGGCCCCTGTCACCGCCCCCCTCGCTCATGTCCGCCAGTGGGCGGGAGTCTATGAGTGAGGCTTCGGACCAGTCCGGCGTGCGCCGTTGCCGGATGGGCGGCTCTCCATTACCGAGCGAGCTCTACACCACCTATTTTGGTGAGAGGGTGAGCTCCATCCGTGAGCTCGTCAAGCGGCCCTGTTCCGCGGGTGTGCTCTACAACATGGGCCCCGGCAGCGCCACACCAGGAGTCACCTCCGTGGTGGTAGGGCTGCCGCTCTACTCGCAGCTCTCTTTTGAGGCCGAGAGCAACGTGACAGGTTTGTGGAACCGTCACGTCCCCTGGACTTACCTCTCGTGGTTCCGCCAATGTTTCGGCGCGGTTCGCGGGGGGTCTCGCTGGAGCTTCCGCCACGCCGTGATCTACGACTCGGGCTCGCCTCTCATGTGGCCGACCTTTCGTGCTGCCAACTTCTACAACGCGAACCTCGTCACCTCTGCGGCGGGGTTTGCCACTTGGAACAACACGGAGATCCAGGCGCAACTACTCGAGAACTTTGGGGGGTCGGGGTTCGCCGAGAGCCAGCAGGCCGGGACCTCCGTCCCCGCACTCGACGTGGAGATCCCCATGGTGGCTGCGACCAAGTACTACGATGGCCGTATTGCCGCCACGGACCAGCAGGCCTTCACCCTGTGGGTGGAGGGGATCCCCTTCAACGCATTGAACATGGTGTATATGTTCAACTGCGCCGCCGATGACATTTCGATGTTTGTCTTCGACGGGCCGCCTGCCCTTTCCTACCGGGCGAGCGGCACTTGACATTGCTGTCCCTACCAGGAGGTTCCTGGAATGATCGTGATCGATTGATTTGTATATAGTT